TATAATGGCCATACTGTATTATGCGGCTTTCCCTTGCTGAACCCCCCATGACCCTACCACCCGGCCACGAGGAACGCAAGGGAACAAAAGAGAACCGGCGTCACTGGCCAGCAGACACCACAATGTCAGATCGACCAGGAGCTTTCAGCCGGATCGGGAACAGCTTATAGACCATATACCCTAGCCCATCGGTAGCATGACCCAAATCCCCAACATCGTTCACCTCTCGGCTTCCCGGTTTGTAGACCCTCATCCGGAGATCGTCAATCAACGGACGACACCGTACGCCCGGATCAATAAAAAGGCGACGCCGCCCGTCTGCCGAACAGATCAATGCATTAGTAGCGGCAAACCGATCAGCCATAGGAGGATTGGAATATAGGTAGTGTATGGTACGCCCGAGACGGCGGAAATCCGGATCATTCAGAATCTGAAAATAGTCCGAAACTGCTGCAGACGTTCTTCTAGCCCGCCCGGTAGCGTCTCCATAAAACTGAAACCCGCTAGGGTGATGTCCATACCGCGTCTTCAAAACCCGTAATGCTTCGGCTGTGTTAGTATTTCTCAGCCATATCATGTCGAAAACTTCTATTCTATCTCCCAGCTTATGCGCCAACACCCACGCCATGGGATCAACGTTAAAGTCAGAACATACCAAAATCGGCAAATCGGTACGATAGGAACACGGACGAACGTTGAATTCCTCCTGGAACGCATAGAACACGCCGCCAGAGGAGGAGACGAACAATCCGCCCATCTGCTCCTGATAGTCCCTTGGATCCATCAATGATCGCGCAGTTTCTATAGCACTCGCTGGAACGATGTCACTAGACGGCCACGTAAACGCCGCCGTATCGGAGAGCTGCCCAGAAGCCGCCTTCTCATATATCTCCTTAAATTCAGCAGCGCCGATACCGAAACGCTTAGGAACACCTATCCTCCAGGCCCAGCCAGTACGCCACGTCAAAGCAGGTAATACAGAAAGGTCGAATGTCTTCGGCTTCACGTCACTGGATTCATCGATAACGCATCCGTCCCATTGAACGCCCTCGATCCGCTGTGGCTTATCCAGGCCCACAATGTGCAAGGATGACCCAAAGATAGTCTCGACCACTAAATCGCTTCGGTTGATGTCGGACACCCAATCTTTAGGGATCAAACGCAAAAGGTGATGCCACGCAATACGCTTAGCCTGCTTTTCAGTAGGCGCACCATAGAAATATCTTGGATCGGCCCATGTCTTTTGAACCGGCAATGACCTAACCAAAAACCGCTTGGCTAGTTCCGTCTTCCCCGATCCTCGCCCGGCTGGAACGATACGAAATCTCTGCTTAGCCGTCCACAGAGCATACTGGACAGCATGAAACGACAAAGGTGACCAAGCTTCAGTTATAGCCTGTTCCACCTTATCGCACTCCCTTAAGCTGTGCCTGTGTAAATTCTAGCATACGAGGAAGACATCCACACCAATAAATTACAGGGAACACCATCAATTAATTTATCGCGTAACACAAAGGCTACGCATTTGCCCTCTACACACT